GTATCATGACTGATGGGTATGTCATCAAGGTGGCTTCTCCTACTCTTCGTAAGGAAGTGGGAGTTGGCTCAAAGTGCCCTAATTGGGCCGTAGCGTTCAAATACCCCTCTCAGGGGGCTGTGACCACTTTAATCTCTGTCACTTGGCAGGTAGGTCGTAGCGGAGGACTAACCCCCGTTGGAGAGTTGGTCCCGGTAAACATCGGAGGAGTAATGGTAAGTCGTGCTAACTTGAATAATTGGTCTTGGATGTTGGATAAAGGTATTAAAGAGGTTCCTTGTCAGGTAGAGGTAGCAAGAGGTGGAGAGGTTATTCCTCAGATTGTGCGTGTTTTGCCTTAGCCGCTCTCATCTTCGCTTTTGTTTCTTCCGTGTGCTTCGTTCCTCTACGAAGACTTGGTTTACCTATCTTAGCCGCTCTCATTTTGGCTCTGGTTTCGTCTGATACCAACCCTCCAGTCCTATTCCCCGGCTTACCAATTTTGGCCTCTGATAGTTTCTTCTTATGCTCTTCAGAAAACTTCTTACCTTTTTTGGATCTAGATATATTAATTTTTTTCTCTTCACTGCATGGGCCGTATTTATGACCAAGTTTTGAAGCCGATATTTTCCTACGAGCCTCCTCAGAATGAGGATGCCCCATTAATTTTTTACTTATTAGTGCTTTTGTTTCGGGACTACGAGGACCAGTACCCTGGGCTAGTCTATCAAGGTTATACCCCCTATCACTTTTCCAAGATTCCAGAAATTCTATCCAGAAATTTTCTCGCTCATTTAACTGAGCAAAGTGACACACTTCAAGAATAGAAAATTCAAACATAGAATCACCATATTTGTTCCAAGCAGATTGCAAATGAGGGTTGGAGTGCTTGACCGTCTTTAACGCTGAAATATGCTGATCCTTTCTATGATGTAAATTTACCGTCTGCCCCACATAAATCTTGCCATTCACAAGATTACATATTTTGTAAATTCCAGATGTGAGGTTGTTCATGTTCATATTCTCCTTTATCAAGGGACCAAAAGTCAGTATTTTTAACGGAGGTTACTTTTATGCCAACAATTCTAACTCCCCCAACTGAGTGTCCTTCTTGCGGAGAGCCCATCAAAGAAGAGGCTGACCCAAAGTCCGGAGTGCTTTCCCACACTTGCTATAATGCAAGCTGTCCTGGACGTTTAGCGGCTTATTTGGCCTACATTGCTGGTAGAGATATTCTGGAGATTGATGAACTAGGCCCTGAGACCATCACTAAATTAGTGGAAGATGGCTATATTACTTCTCTCCCCGATCTATTTGAGTTTTCTGATGGTATCGTTAAAGGTATTGAAACCAAAGGCGAAGAGGTTATATCAGCTAAGTTAAACAAGATGGGTTATTCTGGCGCTTTGCTGATTAAGATGGCAAACTCACTTGAGAAAGTCAAGACTCGGGATTGGGATCGTTGGCTAGCTGCTTTGGGTATCCCTGGTATCGCTAAATCCCTCTCCAAGATGCTTTCTATGCAGTTCCGTCTTGGTCCTAACGATATGGATATTCTACCCTCCCTGTTGTCCAAGGGTGACTACTCCATGATTGACGGAATTGGAGAGAAGAAAGAGGCTGAGATTCGTAAGGCTCTCCCTACTCTTGAGCCTATATGCAAAGCTCTGTATGAAGCTGGGGTAAGACCTAAATCCCTTATTCTGCTACAGTCAGATCCAACCAAAGTGCTACCTCTAGCCGGGTATGTGATGTGCATTACTGGTGAGTTCTTGCCGACTGAACGTGAAACTCTGTCTAAGATGCTGACTGCTCTTGGTGCAACAATGAAGACAGGTGTAAGCAAAAAGTTAACTCATCTCTTAGTAGGTGAAGGAGCCGGTCAATCCAAGCTATCCAAGGCTAAGGAGTTGAATCTCCCCCTGCTTAAACGCGACTGGCTAGTTAAGACTCTGGAAGCAAACGGCATGGGCCTAAAAAACGATAGCAAGTTTGAAACAGAATGGGATGACCTATGAGAATATTAGAACATATGGGACATAATTGGGCAGTTGAAGACAGAGAAGAAGTAGCCATAGATATATGGCAAAAAGATATTAGATATCTTTTGCATGACATTCGTATGTATTGTGAAACCCTTCATGGAAGAGTGCATAGCAGATCCCTATTTATGGGTGAAATTAAATTAATTATGGCAGAGGGCAAAGAGTTTGAGATTATTGGAATTGATGAGAAATTTCCCTCTTCTAACACTCCTCTGTACTACAGTGAAGGTGTGGTAAATGAAATAGCTTTCAACTCTAAAGCCAGAACTTGGCTCATGAGAAAATTGCAAAATCAATTAACTGCTCTCAAAGAAGAGTATGCCACATACCTCACCAATCTAAATCTCTTAATTGAAACTACCTCAAGTACAAAACAACCAATTTTATCAACGGAATAAGGAGAAATAAATGAATCCTGTAGTGCTAGCAAGACTCAAGACTAATCTCATATGGGAACATTCGGAAGAAGCCCAAGCGGAAGCCATTGGGATGCTCTGTATCCCCTTTCGTAACGAGAGCAAAGAGGGAGCCGATGAACTATTTCAGGAGCTAAAACGTTTAGTTGAAAGAGTCTAAGGTAAGAAATAATAAACTTTTCGACTCTTTGATGAACATGGAGCTTACTCAATGGCCGTTTCTATTACCTCTTTCGCCGCCGCTTCAGGGACTATTTCCCTAGCCGCTTCCACTACCCTAACTGGTGTATTTGCTGGAGGTGGAGGCTTTATCCTACCCGGTAACATTCCTATCTCTAGTGGAGTGCCTTTTACAGTTACTCCTCCAGTTACTACTACTTACACCCTATACGTCACTGATGGCCAGCCAGTTCCTACCCATGCAACTGCAACCGCTACAGTAACGGTTACTATCCCAGCTACTAGAAAACTAACTATAAGTGGTGGTGGGGGAGTTTTGGTAGGGGTCAATAATTACTTCTACAACGGACCAGTCTGGAACATCATTGTAAATCCAGATCCGTTCTGTGAAACCGACCACATTGCTCATACTAATGAGAACACCATCTTATACGATGTGACTATCAACAATTCTGAAAACCTACAGATTCTGGGTATGACTGATTTAAATACACTATTAGCACAGTTCGGCCTTTCTTGGGCCTAATTTGTCAGTAATAGGAAGTTAAAGGAGTTTTAATGAGTTCGTTTGAAATCCGAAATCTGCTCGGACTTAGGGATGGTAAGAGAATCTACATGATTGATCAAAATCATGTGTCCCAGGAAGAGTACGAATACTGCCAAGTGCTGAATCAAGTACTGTGGGGAGACAAAGGCATGGTGGAGACACTAGGGCCTACTTGGAATATGATTCTTGATCCTCGTTTTGAGACCATTGAAAACCAGTTTGTCATTGATAGGGCCGCTGTTTTCGGTGGTGATGCTAGACTAGGCAAGCAATATGTAGATAGCAACTCCATCATGAGTCATTCGATGGCCGAGCTAGAGACCTATTCTGAGATTCTAGGAGAAGGTCGCCACTTCCGCAAAATGATTATGGTTGACGGTCTAGATCCTCAAGAATTTCATAAGCAGCCTTCTGAGGTTCTGTGGAAATATATCCATCAAGAATGCCCCAACTATTTTGATAATGTAAAGGGAGAACCTAATAAAGTTGCCCTTAGGTTATTCTCTTTGTTTAGGTCTGATCTAGTTGGACTAGTGGATGATTATGCAGAACTACCTCTTCTGAATGAATGGGTGAAAGTGGAGACCGGTGAAGTAGCTAAAGAAGCTGACTTCAACCAGACCCACGAAGAGCCCTTGGTATTCGCAGAAATTGACATGCTTGAAAGAGCGTTGACAATGCGCTCCTCGCTTCGTGTTACGGCTGTTAAAATTCTAGATAAGAGTGGCATCATGAAGATGCTTGAGAAGAAGTATGAATTAACTGATTATGAAGTTGATCACGTTCTTAAGATCATCTATACTCTACCCTATGATAAGCTCTATGAAGCCCCTGCTAAAGTGATGGATTATGTTAACAAAATTTCTGTAGTCCCTTACAAGACTCGTGTAGAAACAGAGAAGACCACATTCTCCGCTATTTCAAAAGACACAATTGCTAAACTAAAAAGTGGGGAATTGTCTACTATTTCTCTGAATGAACAAGAGGAAATTCATCGTGACCTCACCCCTGAAGAGAAGCAAATTGTGGCCATTAAGGAAAATCCTCAGCGTCTAGAACTATTCATGCTGTTGGTTGAAGCAGAGATGCACAAGGATATAGCTACTATTGCCCTACTACAGCCCATCATTGATGACGTAGATATTGTTGTAACCGATGAAACAGTTGCAAGTATAAAAGCACAATCACTGAAGAACCGCACTGCAAGTGCAATAAAGAATGTAATTGGCCTAAATTAGCGGGTTGCCCTGCTATGCCAAAACCGATTTTTGGAATCTAGAAGTGAGGGGCGCATTAGTGCCCACTTAACAGGAGAACCTCTTGGTAGAACTACAGAAAGAAAAGAAGCTAGGATTTAGCGAGGTAGCTCTGCTATCTGAAAGATCCAAAAAGTATGACCCCACTGCCACCATAGCAGAAATCGTTACCGACATCAGGAGACTTCAAGAAGAATTCCCGACTAGGACGATTTCTCGTGATTTTTACAGAGTATATGGCAAGTATTCCGATGCAACATGGAATCGTCACTTCGGCACTTGGTTAGAAGCCAGAAGGCAAGCAGGTATTGAGCTTAATCGTTTTCAGCATACTCTTGAAAGAGATATTGCCAAACACGCCCACCTAGACATTTATAGACAATTTCAAAAAGAGCAAGTAGACCCTTGGATTGGCAAGTATGAAGTTCCGGATAACGGTCAGAGATTTAAGAAGATCATGATGTGTTCCGATCTTCATGATAAGGAGCTAGACCCCTTCTGCTGGTCTGTTTTCTTAGACACTTGCGCGAGAGTAAAGCCTGATATTATTGTACTTGCAGGCGATGTCTTCGATCAGGGGGAATTTTCTAGGTTCGATCAAGATCCGCGTAACTTCAGCCTCAAAGAAGCTTTTGAGTTTGTGAAGACCAAAATCTTCAAGCCCCTCAGAGAGACATGCCCTGATGCACAAATTGATTTTATCATAGGAAATCATGATTGGAGAATCATCAAGTTCATAGCTAACAAGAGCCCCAATCTAAAGGTAATTCTCTCTGATGTAATGGGCCTAACACTAGCCGATATTTTTGGTCTTCCAGAATTTAAGATCAATCTAGTATCAAGACTTGACCTATCAGCATTCTCAGCCTCTGAGACTCGTAGTGAGATTAAGAATAACTTCAAGATTTATTATGACTGTCTTGTAGTAGATCACCATGGGCAACAGACTTTTGGTATGTCCGGATGCTCTGGCCACACTCATAGAACTAATATGACCTCTTCTGCTAATCTAGTCAGAGGCCCCATTCATTGGATCACCATGGGATGCCTAAGTAACATCGACTTTGAATACCAGGAACGTATGAATAAATCTCATCAATCCTTCTGCCTGTGGCACATTGACACTAAGACCAAGCAGTGCCAACCTGAACATTTCATTTTCACTGATGAGATGATCGTGGTTGCTGGTAAATATTACACGAGGAACTAATGACTTGTATTGTAGGAATAGCCGCTAAAGGCAAAGTATGGATGGGAGGAGACTCCTGTGCCTCTGATGGGTCTGAGAAGGTCATTAGAAAAGATCCAAAGGTCTTCATCAAAGAGGATTTTCTTATCGGCTATTCTGGTTCATTTCGTTTGGGTCAAATTTTAAAATATAGATTTGATCCTCCAGTTAAGCGAGATGAGCAAGAAGATTTTGAATACCTTGTAACTGATTGGCTAGACGCCCTAAGACATACCTGCAAGGGATCGGGTCTGACTAAAATAGATGATAATGAGGAAAGTGTTCCTGGGGGAGCTTTGATTGGCTACAACGGAAGGCTGTATGTTTTAGAAGAAGATTTTCAGATTGGAGAACCAAAATGCAACTATTATGCTATAGGCTGTGGCTCTGGTGTCGCGTTTGGTTCATTATACACTACAATGCTACTAACAAAGAGAATGTTGCCGAGAAGAAAAATACAGCAAGCTCTTGAGGCTGCAACTACATATGCGATGGGTGTAGAGCCCCCCTTCACTATTTTATCTAACTAAATGGCTTTTCATCTCCTTTGTATATGATAACGTCCTCTTACACCCTAGATATAAGTGAGTTCCGAGAAGAAGGGGCCACTGTCCATGTTCGATGCGTGGCAAATAAAGTTAAGAACAGATGGGAGTGCTACTTGGATCAAGTAGATGATCTGCATCCAAGAGAGTTGAAGGCTGTAAAAAAGACTTTAAAACCCATATTCTTTAAGGAATTAGAGGATAAAGGTATAACTGACTATCACTGGCAGGGGGACAAAGAGTCTTCCTTATTGCAATATAACATTGGAGACCCAGTTAAATATAACGGGGAAGACTGTATTATCGTATATATACTGCCAGAAAAAGAAAAATGTGGGTTAAAGAGTAATAGTGGTAGGCTTCTTAATAATGTATGCTTCTCTGAAATAGGGGAAGAGCTATTAAAGAAAAAGTAGGAGTGAACCTACTACCAGCTTAGTATAATGGGATTGAAGGAGATTTATTTTGATTTGGGCTACCGCAGATACTCATTTTGGACACGAGAGGATTATTGAATTGGCCGATAGGCCATTTCGATCTGTGGAAGAGATGAATGAGAAGCTCATCGAAAACTACAATGCAGTTGTTGGCCCTAGGGATACTTGCTATCACCTTGGAGATGCCTGTATGGGTAAGTTGGCTGATTCTCTTCCCCTCCTCCAGCGGCTAAATGGCAATAAGATACTGATCCTGGGTAACCATGATCGTCCCTCTGTTGCCTATCACCACAAGAAGCCTGAAGCTAGGGAGAAGTGGTTGAGGAGTTACCACGAGTATTTCTTGGTTATCCAGGAGACACTCACCCTTCCCCTCTGCTCTGGAGAAGATGTTTTGCTTTGTCATTACCCTTATCTTGATCCTGAGTTCACTGATCATGCCTATGAAGGCCGTTATGAGGCTTTACAGCCTGTTAACGAGGGTAAGTGGCTCATTCATGGCCATGTTCATGGTCAATGGAAGTTCAAAGGCAAGCAAATTAATGTCGGGGTAGATGTGTGGCAGTACGCACCCGTAGCATTAGATACTGTGCTAGATATCATAAGGGATAACCCAAATGGAGTCAGCTAGACGCTGCACAAAATGTAAGGAACTTAAATCCCTTACTGACTTTTATAGTAACAAACATCGTGCTGATGGGTTATGTCATTGGTGTAAAATATGTTTGGGTGTTTATGCAAAAAGCAAATATCACAAAATAAAGGCAATGGACAAGCCAGATCCTGGCGTCAAGCAGTGTAGGGCTTGCAGAGAGACCTTAGCTACCACTAATTTCAACAAATTAAAATGCAGAAAAGATGGATTTAACGATTATTGCCGCTATTGCATGAGAGTAAACCATGCGGTTAAAATGTATGGAGAAGAGACTAGAGATTTTTTCAAAATTGAAAACCGTCAATGTAAAATTTGTCATATTGCTATTACCCCGGATACTTGGCATATTGATCATGATCACCAAACAAACAAGGTCCGAGGTATCCTTTGTGCCAAGTGTAATAGGGGCTTAGGGGCTTTTGGTGATGATTTAAACCTAATTAAAAGTGCAGTTACCTATTTAGAGAATTCTACAGTATTGAACATCATAAAGGAAAATCCAAATGGATGCCCAAGTTAATACCCGAAGAACTGATTCAAGTGCCGTAAGTGGTTGCGTTACATTCCCCATAGAGGGTGAGTATAGAAATACGGCGCTTGGTGGCATGTATGTTCAATTAGTAGCCATTGAGAAGAGGTCCGAAGCTGAAAACTGGTGGGATGACGCTTTCCTTATCTGCTTCGGTGGGTCCAACACTACCTTGGACTACCAAGAATTTATGGCTGGCACAGACACGCTTGTTGATACTTATGTTCCTTACACAGAGGAAAATAAGGAAAAGTGGTATGAATTACGAGCTAAAGTAGCCGATGCCACTAATCTTATCTACCCCCGTTTCTTCACTGAAAAAGCAAAGGGTCAATATCAATCAGTTCCAGTATTGGCGGCTGTTATTCTAGGATCTACTGGTGCTACATGGATGAAGGATCTGAACTACTGGAGATGCACTTACGATGATCTTGATCTTCAAGGTAGAGCCCTCTATGATAGTATCAAGGGACTGTATGGGGATAAAGCTGAACTACATCTAATCACTTGGGTTGATGAGGGATAAAATGACTCTTATTTGCTATACTTCTCAGGATGTGGTTTACCCTGATAGGACTTTTGAAGCCGGGTCAGTGGTTAAGGTGCTTTCGAGGGCTGCTGCTTTTGATAAGAATCCCCTTCTGGCTCAAAAGGAGCTTTTCTCAGATGGGGTATTCGTAGTTTTCTACGCTGACCCCAAACATAAGTTGAGGACCATGACTCTTGGTAAGGATGGGACGTTAACTATGATCAAGCCTTTTTCTTACTGGCTCTGTATTAAATCTGCCGCTAAATGGGTGTTCAGTTCACCCAGAACCTATCTGCTTTTTCCTATAATTCCAATTATTGCTGCCGTAGATTACTACGAAGCACAAGACCCCGCGCTTTTCTAAGGAGAAATACCCCGTGACTCACACCCTTATCACCTCAGCCAACGTTTGGG